ATGCGGACGTGGCGCGAGCTGTGGCGCGGTTACGCATGGGTGATGCTGTTCGGCGTCTTCCTGTTTGTTCTCGGCCTGGTGATGGCTTTTGCCGAAATGGACGGGCCGCACTGATGCCGCGCGGAATTCCAAAGAACTACGTGCCGTGCACGGCGTGCCCGAGCCCCAAGGGATACCCGAAGTGCGGCCTTTGTATGCGCTGCCGGAACGCCGTCGCCGGCAAGGCGCGTCGGCTGTATGTGTGGACGCCGGACAAAGAAGACATCCTGCGTAATGCCTATGCCACTGGCAGCGGCAACCGGCGCCAGCTCAAGCGGGCGCTGAAGGATGCGGTCGCGCGGATCGGATTCCCGCGCGGCACGGTGAAGTACCGGGCGCAGCAGCTTGGCCTGACCAATGACACCCGGCATCCGTGGGCGCAGCAGGACTTCGAGCTCCTTCGTGAGTACCTGGGGCAATGGAGCCTGACGCGGATCGCGCGGAAGCTGAAACGCGCCCGTTCGGCCGTGGAGGCCATGGCGGACCGCCTGCACCTCTCGCGGCGGATCACCGATGGCTACACCGCGCACGACGTCGGGCGCCTGTTCGGAGTTTCGCAGGACACGGTGGCGCGCTGGATCCGCACGGGCGTTCTGCATCGCGACTTCGAGACCGGGCGGATCGCGGAGATCTCGGTGATGGCTGTGATTCGCCTGCGCACCGACCTGTACTCGCTCAAGCGCGTGGATGAAGTGCTATTCAAGGCGCTGGTGTTTGCCCCGGAGACCGAAACCCTGGCGTTGAAGCCGGTGCGCAGCGTGCAGACGTTTGCAGGAAGCGAGGCGACAGCATGAGCCAGCAGAACAACTGCGAGCGCTGCTGGGTCGAAGGACGGGGGCGGTGAAGGCACTCGGTTCGATCGATGAGCAGCCCTTGTGCAAGCCGTGCGGGATCTCGGTGGCCATAGAGATCGGCGACAACGTGCTCGAGCTGACATGGCGCGCGAAAGGCAATGGTGCGGGATTGATCGAGCACCCAGTTCGCACGGTGGAATTTGCCCCGGTGGATGGCGCCGCGATCGGCAGCGATGTTGAGGTGATTACGGTCCGGAACGCCAGTCCTTCGGCCCAAGCTGTGAAAAGTCGAGAGGAGAAAACGATGCCAAAACCAAAAGCAAGCTGCGTGAAGTGCGGGAAGGGCCTGCGGGCGGATTCGCCCGGCTACAAGTTCGAACTGTGCGCTAAGTGCCACAAGAATGCGGTCGGTGAAGAAACGACTGCCGCGTCCGCTGTCGTCGAGCGCAAGAAGCCGGGTCGTAAACCCGGTTGGACACCGAAGCCGAAATCGATTGCAGCGCCGGATGGGGGGGCAGAGTTGGGATCGCCGAATCTCACGCTCACGTTGTCGGTTGCGCCGGAATGGCTGGATAAGGCGTTCGGGCGCTTCACTGTGGGCCAGAAGCTGGCCGCGATCGCGCACGTTCTGCAGAGCTAAAGAGGAGTCGGTCATGGAAGCAAAGTTGGGCACTTTTGTCCGAGATCAGATCACCGGGTTCAGTGGCGCAGTCACTGGACGCGCAGAGTACATAACGGGCTGCAAGCAAGCGCTTGTGCAGCCTCCTTGCAAGGGTTTCAACCCCAACGATCCGCCTCCGCGAGGTGTGGAGGAAGGAGTTGGCGATTTTGTCGAAAGCCGGTGGTTTGACGAGGACAGACTCCAAGCGCTCGATGAGACCCCGGTGAACTTGGCTGTTGTCGACGCAGGCCCTGACAAGCCTGCACCGAGGAAGTAGATGGCAATCGTCGCGGTCAAACTCGAAGGGCTGGAGCAGGTGCAGGGCGAGCTGCGGGATGTGGCTGAAAACCAGATCCCGTTTGCCACTGCGCTCACGTTGACCCGCGTGGCGCAGGATGCGCAGAAAGTCGTGCAGAGCGACGTGCTGCCGGCGAAGTTCACCTTGCGCCAGCCTTCGTTCCTGAAGAAGGGCGTGCGGGTGACCGCGGCGACGAAGCAGAACTTGTTTTCGGTGGTGGAAGACATTGACAAGTTCATGCAGCTCCAGGAGGAAGGCGGCACGAAGCTGCCTTTCGGCAAGTACCTGGCGATCCCGATCGTCGGCGGGGCGCGGCGATCGCAACGGGCCCTAATTGCCACGAGTGATATGCCTTCGGCGCTGATGGCGAACGGCGCATGGATCGAGTGGACGAACGGTGGCCGGGTTGGCGTGATGTTCATTCGGAAGGTCAAGCAGGCGCGGCGCTCGAGCCGGAAAGACAAAGCAACGGGCGAGCGGCAGGTGAAGGCCGGTCCGCAATATGCGCAGATTACGCCGATGTACGTCCTGGTGCCGCGCGCCACGGTGAAGGCCCGCTACCAGTTCGTGCACAACGTGCTCGACGTGGTGAGCCGCGTGTGGCGCGGGCGTTGGGATGAAGCGTTTAAGCAGGCCGTGCGAACGGCCAGCAAGTGAGGGAGAGCATGGATCCTTTGCCTGTGACTGTCTCGGAGCACTTAGACGCGCGTGAGGCGGGCTGTTTCAACTTTGTGCACGATGCGATCGCCGAGATGACGCGGCGAGGTATGAGCGAAGGGCTTAGTGCTGAAGAGCTGATGGGTTGCTCCGCCATCTGTGCGCGTTATGAGGGCCGTCTTGTGGGCGTGTTGCTCTTTGGCGATACCGAGCGCAAGGCGAAGGCTGGCCTTTGGGTGTGGTTTGGGTTTGTGGATTGGAAGTGTCGGCAGCAGGGCGTGTATCGGCGACTGTGGGCTGCTCTCGTCGAGATCGCCAAGCGGGATGGTCGGTTGCTGATAAGCGGCGCGACGCATGTGGACAACTCAGAGATGCAGTTGTGCGCTGAGTCGCTCGGGCGTCGCAAGGCCGCTGTGTTGTACGAGTACGACGTGGAGTAGGTGCGCTGGCAGCGCTTTGGGAGAGGCGCGGCGAGCGATGGGAGGCTAGAAGGTGGAACGACTTCGATTTATGGAGCCTGAGGCTGGCGGTGTACGCCGCGTCGAGCTCTTCCTGGCGATACCGCGGTACAAGCTCGAAGAAAGCCATCGCGTGGTGACGCTGGTGTTTTCCGTCCAGATGAACGCGGACATCGCGCTGCTGTGCGATGTGAAGATCCGCAACGCCTTCGAGCAATGCGAGACGCTCGAAAAGGAAGTGGCGAGCGTGCGGCTGAAGAGCGGCATCGCCCAGGTGGATGCCAAGTTCTTCGACACTAAAGACTCGAAGCCCGCGATCTACACCATGACCGATTCCATCGTCGAGGAGATCGGCTGCGAGCGAACGAAGGGCGTCACCTACCTTTATTTCCAGCTCAAGCGCGCGTTGCGTGAGACGCCGAACATCGCGAAGTTTGTGGGTGACCACTACTGCACCGCGCTGTTTGTTGAGTTCTCGCGCACAAAGCCCGCCCAGCCACGCAAGCTCGAACTCCATTCGAATGGGGATGTGCGATGAGCGCGCCTCTCGAAATTATCCGTCGCGCCGACCAGGAGCGCGAACTGGTGCAGCAGCGCAGCTTCGTCTTCCAGGAGATGCTCGAACTGAAAGGCCCGGAACTCGAAAAGAAGAACGTCGAGTTCGTGAGATTGACGCACGCCATTGCCGCGGTTTGGAAGGAGCGGGCCTAGTGTCACTCGAAGCCTCAGCCTACGCGCTCAACCTGCAGCGATGTGAAGACGGCGCGGAGCTATCACAGGCGCACAAGCTGCTGCTGTTGATCCTGGCGAACCACCACAATCCACGCAGCCAAGATTCCTGGCCGTCGCTGCCGCGGCTGGCCGAGCAGTGCCTGTGCAGCGAGGACACGATCCGTCGCTCGCTCGATTACCTCGAGCGTCATTGCACCGTGCTTCGAGTGAAGCCAGAACGACAGGGCCGGAAGATGCTCACCAAGTACCTGTTGCTCGGGCTCGATCGGCGCGACCTACTGGCGAAGAAGCTGACAGAGCTTGCTTCAGGAAAAGGGTCGCATGGTGCCACCCTTTTTTCGCCCGCAGAAAGGGTGGCAGAAGGGTCGCAAAACAGCCCGGAAAGGGTAGCAGAAGGGTCGCAAAAACCACCCGAAAGGGTAGCAGAAGGGTTGCAGAAGGGTAGCAAGGTTTCCGGCTACGAGATTGAAAACAAAGAAAGTCGCTCGGGAACTGGAACTGGAACAAAAGCAAAGGGAAAAGAGGAACTGGAACATCACGCCGATGGCGGAAGCGTTTCGAGCAACGGCAACAGCCAAACCAACCCCAACGGCAACGGCGCGGCGTCGAGTCGGATGGCGAAAGCGCTGGCGGGCTGGATGGAAATCAAGAGCGCGTTGCGCGTCCAGCTCGGCGAGGACTTGTGGCAGGACCTGATTCGCCCGCTCTTCCTGCTGCACGTCATGACCGATGGCAAGAGCCTGATGGTCACCATGCCGCGATCGACGAAGCTGGCCGCCCGGATCCGCGAGCGAATGTTCACGATCCAGCATGTGGCGCAGGCCCACGGCTATGCCGTACTGCTGAGCTGGTATCCCGACGATCAGGACATGCAGCGGATGCAGCGCGAGTATCCGGAGATCTATGCGCAGTGGATGAACGCGGCGAAAGACGTGAGGCCATGACTCCAACCGAGCAATTGGCATTGACCGGTATCGAGCGCCTTACCTGGACGCTGTACGCGGAGCAGCGATTCACGCTCGGCGGACGTCGCGAAGCCAAGGCGCGGCGGGTGTTCATCGCCGACGTGACCAAGGCATTCGATTGCATTCGATCGGAAGCGAAGCGGCAGGGGTATGCCGTGGACTTTGGCGCCGTCGATCTGCGACTGGCCACGCTGCATGCCATGCAGAAGCCGTGTTGCTACTGCGTCGATCTGTTCGGGCTGGATGCGTTCGCCATCACGTTCGACGTGCCGCCTGAGCGCGACAAGCGAGGCTATCGCATGGCCAACATCGTCGTGTGCTGTGCGCTGTGCGAGTCGTGCAAGGGCCGCGAGCTCAGCGGTGGCGAATGGCTCGACGTCATGGCTGCACTCAAGGCCGCTGACCCGGATGCGGCACGGGCGTTCCGAGTTCGTCTCGCGGCTGGAACTGCAGCGGTGGACCATCGTCGTGGGGGTCAAGGTACTCCCCGACGGGTGCCGGCTGCGGGTAACGCGCGAGTGGCCGGGAAGGTGTAGCGACAGCAGTAAAAAGTCGGTTGATTTCAGGTTGATTTCTATGAGCAGCGACAGCCAATTCGGACGCCACGACGATGCGAAGGATCTCGCTCGGCGCGGCAGCGTGCTCACGATCGACGAACTGCGCAGAGTGTTCGAGGGCACGGTTTGTCCGGCGTGCCAGGGCGCGAAGCGATCGCGCTCGGCGTTCTGTGCGACGGACACCTCGGCACTCACGATCTGGCAGCGTCGCTCGCTTGCTGGCGGTATCGACGACCCTCAATTTCAGCAAGCCTTCCGTTCCACGCTTCGCCATCTCGAGCTCAACGCCACGCGAGTGCGTAAGTTTGCTCCGGTGCGCGGCGGATGGTCCTACCAGACCGAGAGCGAGCTGCGCGCGGCAGGCTATCGCTGGCACAGTTTCTTTCGATGCGGCGTCCCAGGCTGTGGGCAGCCCATTCACCTCTACACCAAGCCCGATAAATCCGGCCGCGTCGCGGTGAACGCCGAAGGCTATCAGCCGCACGCCACCACTTGCACCGACCCCGAGTACTTCCAGCGCCAGCGCGAGGCGAAGCAAGAGCGGCGCAAGGCAGCGAAGGCCGCGCAGACGTCTGCACGAAGGAGACCCCGTTGATCTGCCGTTTCTGTGAATACCCCGTTCTGCAGGAAGTCGAGGTTGTGCGCACCGACGCGACCCGCATCCTGCAGATTGCCTGCACCCACTGCGAAGGCGTTGTCGAGCGCGTGGAATATGTGCTGCGCGTTCCGAAGTACCAGGGCCTCGAGCTCGAGAAACGGAAGAACCGGAACACGTAGATGGCCCTCGTCACGCAAAAGTCGATCGCGCGGCGCTTCGGAGTGACTCCGCAGTACGTGAACAAGCTCGTCACGCAGGGGCACATCGAGAAGCACGGTCGCCAGGTAGACGAGCGTCAGGCGGTTCGCGCCATGAAGGCCGCGGGCCGCGTTGAGATCTCCGCGAAGGCGCAGGCAAAGAAAGCCGCGGCAAAGAAGCCTGCCAAGAATGCAGCGACGAAGGCCGCGAAGCCGAAGGAAGCGAAGCCGCCGAAGGCACAGAGTGCCACTGGAACGCAGGCCCACTGGAAAGCGAAGGAGTTGGAGTTCAAGGCCAAGAACCAACAGCTCGAGTACGAAAAGAACGCTGGCATGTGGCTTCCGGTCGCAGGAGTCCGCGATGCCGAGCAAAAGAAGAACGCGAACATCAAGGAAAAGTTCCGCCAGCTCCCGCGCGCCCTGGCGCAACGTCTCGCCCGCCTCACTGTGCCGGCGGAAGTCGAGCAGGTCCTTCGCGATGAAATCGATCTTGTCTTTGCCCAGCTCGCGGCTGATCCCCTTGGAATGGCGGAAGCCATTTCGGCCGCGCCCCAGCCGGCGGAGTTCCACGATCCCCACCTCGTGCCCCCGCCGGCGCCCCAAGTTCAAGGGATGGAGGCCGCACTGTGAGCCGCCAGACTTGGACCAAGGAACTGAGGCGCGTGGTCAACCGCCTCGAGACGAACAAAGACGGATTGGTTAAGGTCACGTCCGCGATTGATTGGTTGCTCGATAACGGCGGCGACAAAGAGGTGCTCGAAGAAGCGAAGTTCGCGCTGATGCAGGAGCGTCGTAACCTTCGCCTCGATTTCTGCGACGAGCTCGATCGCCAGGACAAGTGGAAAAAGGGTGCGCGATGAAGGGAGATCCCGATGCTCGCAACTGGCACCGCTACGCGCTGGCGTTCTTGTGGTTTCGGCTGTCGCGCTATGAGCGGTTCTCGGCCGTGAGGCCCCGCCTGGAGTGGCAAACCAATCGCGGCCCCGCCGGCGAGTGGCGCTGGCTCATGTACGTGGGCGAGGGCTGGACTGCTGGCGTCGAAGACAGCTCGCAGGTTGGCCAAAAGTCCACGGCCGCCACGCGGTACCGGATCTGCGTTGTGTCGAAGGACCGGCTTCTTTGGGGCGAGGAAAGTTTCCAATGGCTGGAAGATGCGCGCAAGGCTGCGATTCAGATGACGATCGGCGTCATCACAGCGCAGCGCGAGAAGAAGGCGACCGATGGCCAATGAACGTTATGAGCGGAAGAAGACGCTCCGCGCTCTCCGCTGCATCCTCGCACGGATCCACTCCGGGTGGTTCGATGTTCGATGCCGAAGGATTCGTGGCTCTCGGGCTGAGGCAGTGGAGGCCTCGGCGTTTGTGCGCCGCCTCCATCAGCTCGAAGAGTGGTATCGCGGTGGTTACAACGCTGTGCTGGCGATTTACAAGGCCGAAGAAGAGGCGGCCAAACGTGGCTGACCGCGACGATCTCTGTGTGTGCGGATGCCCGCGGTCGAGGCATGACCAGAAGCGTTGCGATAAGCGCTGCACTGTTCACGAAAGCTGCACACACTTCCGCCTGGCGGCATGGCAGCCGGATGAAGTGCTTACACACCGCCATTCACATGGTTCGAAACCGGGTAAGGGATTGCCTGGTGGCATGGTGGAGTTAAATCCGAAGCGAGGCAGATCATGAAGGCGCTCAGCATCCGGTGCCCCTGGTGGTGGTTCATTCTACACGGTGGCAAAGACATCGAGAACCGTGACTGGTACTGCTCCTATCGCGGCCCCGTGCTCATTCACGCCAGCAAGTGGCATGAACCGCATGAGGCATGGGCCGACCTGCAGGGCGCAATGGCAATGATGCGGCGGTCCGGAAGGATGTTGCTGGCCGACGTGACCCTCGCCGATATGAAGCGCTACGGCGGTCACGTCATCGGCCAGGCGGAGATCGCCGATTGCGTGCGCAAGAGCGACAGCCCCTGGTTCGTCGGCGAGTGCGGCATCGTGCTCCGCGACGTCCACCCCATCACTCCGTTTCCGTTCAAGGGCGCGCTCGGTCTCTTCGACATTCCCCATAGCGACGGCGGCGCGCCGGTGCAAACGTCTGCACAAGAAAGCCTGTTCGGATGATGCCGGAATACGTTCAGGAAGTCGTCTGCGGGCGGTTCGGCTTCGGCGCCGGGAACGGTAGCTTGCAGTGCGGGCATTGCAGCGTGTCGTTATCCAGTCGCCGAAGTTCGGCTGCGGTGATGTTGCATTGGCAGTGCGGGCAAGTCCAGGTCGGCGTGGGTTTCTGCACACAGGAGCGGCGAGGCATGCGGAATATTCTATGACCTCTGCTCCAATCATCGCCACACAGGATCCCGTCCTCGCCGTCTTCCAGGAGGCCGCACAGGTCTTCCGGCCTGCACCGGCGCTCACCATCACCGAGTGGGCAGAGCGTCATCGCATTCTCAGTACCGAGAGTTCGGTCAGTGCCGGCCTCTATCGTTGCGAGGTCACGCCCTATGCGCGCGAGATGCAGGATGCCATTAAGGATCCCGACGTCGAAGAGGTTGTCTTCTGGACCGCCGCGCAGATGGGCAAGTCCACTTCGCAGGAGAACATCGCGGCCTATTTCATCTGCGAAGATCCATGCCCAATCATCTGGATGTGGCCGACCAAAGAAGTCGCGCGTGATTGGTCGGTCGATACACTCGATCCACTACTTCGCGACTCGCCCGAGTTGTCGCGCCGTTTCACTGAAGGCTCGCGCAAATCATCGAACCGCGGGCTCTTTAAAAAGTTTCCCGGCGGGTATCTCTCCGCGATCGGTGCCAACTCGGCGTCAGGCCTGCGGCGCCGTCGAGCCCGTCTGCTCATCTGCGACGAAATCGACGGCAACCCGCCCAGCGCCGGCGACGAAGGCGATCCCATCGAGATTGTCATCTCCCGTGCTGAAACTTTCTGGAACCGCAAGCGCGTCCTGGCTTCTACCTGCACCAATAAGGGTGAGTCGCGGATCGAAGGCCGCTATGAGATCAGCTCGAAAGGGAAGTACTGGGTGCCATGCACGAGCTGCGGTGAACTCATGCTCCTTTCCTTCCGGGGCCTCAAGTGGCCGAAGGGAGAAGAGCCCACCATCGAGAATACGTATCTTCCGTGCGAACACTGCGGCGTTGTGCTCACCGAGGCCGATAAACCTGCCATGCTCGCCGCCGGCCGCTGGATCCACGAGCATCCCGAGCGCAAAATCCGCGGCTATTGGATCAACAAGATGTATTCGCCCTTCGTGGCCTGGTGGGAACTCGCAGCCAAGTTCAAGCGTCTGAACGCGCGTACCACGGAAGACCGCGAGGCGCTCAAGCCTTTCGTCAATCTCGATCTCGCTGAGACCTGGGAGGTAAAGGACGAAAAGCCCGATCGTAATCGCTTGGTCGATCGCCGTGAGACCTACGAAATACTCCGCGAGCAGCGCGAAGAAGGCGCGCCCGCCAGCCAATCGAAGCTTGTCCAGGTCTCGCTCCTGCCGGATAGTGTCACCGTCCTTACCTGCTCCGTGGACGTGCAGGTCGATCGCCTTGAGTTCGAAATCGTCGGATGGGGTCACAAGCGCGAAAGTTGGTCGATCTATGTTGGCAACGTTCCCGGAGATCCCAAGAACGAAGCCGTATGGCTGCGCCTCGATCAAATTCTCCAGATGGAGCTGCAGCACCATCGCGGGTCCATGCTGCCGATCGCGGCCACCTTCGTCGATTCCGGCTTCGACGCCCCCGAGGTCTACAACTTCACCAAGCCGCGCGCCTATCGCTGGGTGTTTGCCTCGAAGGGCTCGTCGGAGTTCAATCACGTCCCGCTGGCGAAGAAGAAGCACATCGATCGCAGCAACGTGTGGCTCTACCAGGTCGGCGTCGGTCAAATCAAAAAGACGATCTATGCCAACCTCATGGTCACCGCGCCTGGGCCGGCGTACATGCACTTCACCACCGCGCACAACACGCCCGAGTACTTCGATCAGCTCACCGCCGAAACTCTTGAGAGCTACTACGAGCACGGTTTTCCACGGAAGCGCTGGAAGAAGCAGCCCGGCGCTCGCAACGAGGCTCTCGATCTTCGGGTGTACAACTACGCCGCGTTCCTGTCGCTGAGCGAGCAGCCCGATAAGCTCCTCGATCGCCTGCGCGAGCAGTTGCTGCTCGACGCGAAGAAACTGGAAGATGCGGGCGCGAAAGAGAACCAGTTGCCGCTCATCTCCACCGAGCTCCCGCCTTCCACGCCTCCCGAGCCCGTCGATCGCGCGGAAGCGACTGCAGCGACAGCCGAAAAGCTCGCCGAGACGCTCACGGCCGCCCTCGCGCCTCCGCCTGTTGTAGCGCCTCCTTCTGAATCGTTCACGCCAAGGGTCAAGGTCAAGCGCTCTAGTTGGCTCTAGGACGCTTTTCCCCACCAAAAAAGCTTCGCGCATTTGTAACGCTGCCACCTTCCCGCGCCGCCATGTGATTAATGGCCATTTCTCCGCGCAATCCACGCAGCGAAGAATTTTAGGGTGAGTTTCCGCAAAGTAGTCCGAAAAGTTCCCGTGACTGTGAAATTTCTAAAACCCGCGTCCGGTGCGGCTGAAAGTGGCAAAAACATTCCACCGCAAAAATGTTTTTTTGCTTTCATAACCTCCCAACTGCTAAAACGCGCTCGAAATGATGCAGATCGACCAGCCATTCGGACCGCAACTGATCGCCGGGGATTCCTGGAGCTGGACTCTCGATCTTTCTGATTACGATCCGGTCACCTATACGCTCAAGTATTTCTTCCGCGGCCCCGGAACACTCGATCTAGTTGCCACGGCCAGCGGGAATTCCTTCAAGGTCACTGCGGCCGGCACGGATACCTCGGCGCTTCCTCCCGGGATCTATGCGTGGTCCATGTGTGTTTTCGATGCGAGCAACAATCGCACCGAACTCGATCGCGGCCAGGTCGAAGTGCTTCTCGATATCGCCGGAGAAACTGCCGGCCTCGAGAACCGCGGCTGGGTCAAGATCTCCCTCGACAACGTTCGCGCGGTGCTGCAAGGCCGCGCGGGCCGCGTCGAAAAGCAGTACATGATTAACGGCCGCGAGCTGCAGCTCCTCTCTCCGCAGGAGCTCGTTAACCTCGAAGGCTATCTCTCCTCGCGGTACCGCCGTGAACAGATCGAGTCTGGCGAACTGCCGCCTGCCAGCAACCAGGTGAAGGTTTCCTTCGGTGATGCCAGCAACCCCGTCCTTGTGCGGATGTGGAAGAACTTCCCGGGGAATAGCGCGTAATGCGAATCGAGACGCTTTTCACGACGCCGGAAGCACCGCGGGCCTCGGCCCTGCAAACGCTGTTCGATAACCGCGTGCCTGCGCCTCCTGCTCCTGCGAAGTCGGAGCCGTTGAAGGCGAGCACCACCGGGTATCCGTCCTATGCCGGCGCCGGACTCTCGCGCCTCAATGCCGACTGGATCGGCACGCTACTTTCCAGCGACCAGGAAGTCCGCAACTCCCTCAAGCGCTTGCGTGCCCGTTGCCGCCAGCTCCACAACAACAACGACTACGCAATGCGCTTCGTGAACCTCGTCAAGCGCAACGCGGTCGGCCCCAATGGGATCCAGCTCGAGGCGCAATTGCAGGCCGACCAGGATGAACTCGCCGAGCAGGTGAATGACGAGCTCGAGCGCGGCTGGCGCAAATGGTGTCGCAAAGGCAATCCCACGGCCGACGGCAAGCTCTCCTGGGTCGATGTGCAGAACCTGGTGTGGGAGTCGTTGATCGTCGATGGCGAAGTCTTCTTGCGCAAGATCGTCGGCTTCCCCGACAACGATTTTGGTTTCACGCTTCAGTTCATCGACCCTGACCAGGTGGACGTGCAGTTCAATCGTCCTCGCAAGGTCGATTCCGCGCGCGGCACCGTGCAGAACGAAGTCCGCATGGGCATCGAGGTAAACGAATGGCTGCGCCCGATCGCCTACTGGGTGCTCGATGGCCACCCGGCGGAAGGGCACGTCAAGCGCACTGCGATTCCCGCTTCCGACATGATCCATATCCACATGTTCCGCCGCGGCAACCAGACGCGCGGTGTGCCCTGGCTCGTGACCGCCATGAGCCGCATGAACATGCTGGGCGGATATGAAGAGGCTGAGCTCACGTCAGCGCGCGTCGGTGCCTGCCAGGGCGGTTTCTTCGTCTCGAAAACCGGTGAGGAATATACCGGCCGGAAAAATAAGGACGATGGTTCCGTCGAAGTGTCCATGGAGCCGGGTCTTTTCGAACAGTTGCCGGAAGGCGTTGATTTCAAGCCCTTCACTCCGCAGCATCCCAACGCTGCTTTCCCTGAGTTCGTCAAGGCTATGGTGCGCGGTATGGCGGTGGGCCTCGATATCAGCTATCCGTCGCTCGCGGGCGATCTGCGCGAAGTCAATTTCTCTTCCATCCGCCAGGCGGTCCTCGAAGAGCGCGAGATGTATCGCACCCTGCAGACGTTTGCAAAGGACCACCTCAATCAGCCCGTATACGAGGCCTGGGTGCCAGCGGCGATCCCGCGCAAGCAACTCGCGCTGCCCGCCGCCGGCATAGATGAGTACGTGGATCCCGAGAATCTGCGCTGGGTCGGTCGCGGCTGGACCTGGGTGGATCCACTGAAGGACGTGCAGGCCGGCAAGGAAGCGCGCGGCAGCGGCCAAACCACGCTCGCCAAGCTCTGTGCCGCGCAGGGTGAGGATTGGCGCGACGTCATCGACCAGATCGCGATCGAGGACGACTATGCGGAGAAGAAGGGCGTGATCCTGAATTTTGCGGTCACCAAGAGCGCGGATGGTTTGCCCGCCGTTACACCCGATCCAAGTGCACCGCCTGTGCCGGTCAAGGATGGAGATGAGGAGGGCGAGAACCAGTGAAATACGAGCTTAAATACCAGCATGTGCTTGCCGAGGTCCTGAGTTCTCCTTGGGCCATCCTTCCCGAGACGCTCAAGTCCATCACCTCGGTGCTGGCCTTCCGCGCCGCCGGTCATGAGTTGGGCGAAGAAGAGATTCTCTCGCGGGTTGGCGAGCTGCGCACCGATCGTGAACCGTATGCCGTCACGGCCGAAGGGCGTTCGCCCAAGGCTTCGCCGGTTACCTCGGGCGCGGTCATGGTCATCCCGATCTATGGCGTCATCGGCCCCAAGGCTTCGCAGTTTGAGCGCGCCTCGAGCGGTGGCGGCACTGGCATCGATGCGTTGACGCAAACCTTCCGCTCTGCGCTTTCCAATCCTGATATTTCGGCCATCGTCTTCGACGTGGATTCCCCTGGCGGCAGCGTCTTCGGCATTGCCGAGCTCGCGGACGAGATCTATGCCGGCCGCGGGAAAAAGAAGATTGTCGCGCAGGTCGCGCCGCGCGCTGCCAGCGCTGCTTACTGGCTTGCCGCTTCTGCCGGCGAAGTCGTTGTCACACCCAGTGGTCAGGCGGGGTCCATCGGCGTGTTTGTCGCGCATGAAGATCTCTCGAAAGCGCTCGATATGCAGGGCGTCAAGGAAACTCTCATCAGCGCCGGCAAGTACAAGGTCGAAGGCGCGAGTTCCCAGCCACTCAGCGACGAGGCTCGGGCGGCCATGCAGAACATGGTCGATCAGTATTACGGCGCATTCGTGCAGGGCGTTGCCCGCGGCCGCGCCGTCACTGCCGCGACGGTCCGCAATAGCTTTGGTGAAGGTCGCGTCGTCAGCGCGCAGGATGCGCTCCAGCTCGGCATGGTGGACCGCATTGCCACCCTCGACCAGACCATCGCTGCGCTGCTTGGCGGCCGTCCTGCGAAGAGCGCCAGCGCACAAGTTCCTGTATCAGTTCCGGCTGCTTCGGTGGCCGAAAAACCGGCGTCAGCCGAAATCACAGAGGAGGCCACCATGGCCACTGCACCAACTCCGGCGGCAGGCGCCGCTGAAATCAACGTTCTCCGCGACGTCGCAATTGCGTCGGAAGAGCAGCGCGTCAAGGGCATCACTGCACTCGCCCGCCACGCAAGCATGACTGACAAGCTCAGCGGCTGGCTCCGCGAGGGCAAGACGATCGATGCGGTTTCGGAAGAGATCGTTGACCTTCAGAAGAAGGGCGCGAAGCCGGTCAACATCCCCGCGCCGGGTGCCCAGGTGGATCTCAACGATCGCGAGCAGAGGCAGTATTCCATCCTGCGTGCGGTCCGCAGCATGGTGCTGGCGCAGAAGCGCGACGAGAAGCTCGGCAGCGACACGGATGCCAGTTTCGAGCGCGAAGTCAGCGACACCATCGCCAAGAAGCTGAACCGCGAAACGAGCGGCATCTATATCCCCACGAACCTGCGGGCGACGGTGCCGGGCCTCGATCCCAAGGCTGTGCTCAATAGCGGATCTTCGCCGGGCACCAACTTCGTGCAGACCACGATCCGGCCTGACGAATTCATTGACCTGCTGCGCAATCGCCTGGTGGTGATGAAGATGGGCGCCCGCAAGCTCGGCGATCTCCAGGGCAACCTGCAGCTCCCCAAGCAAACGGCTGCGGCGACTCTCTACTGGACCGGTGAGAACCCGGGCAGCGCGGTGACCGCCACCGATCAGACCACCGGCAGCGTCACGCTCTCGCCGAAGCAGGCGATGGCGCAGACGGCTTACAGCCGTCAGTTCATCATCCAGTCCTCGATCGACGCCGAGCAGTTCGTGCGTGAGGACCTGGCCAACATCTTCGCGTTGGGCGTGGATCTCGCGGCGCTCGTCGGCAGCGGCACCTCGAACCAGCCGAAGGGCATCGTGAACCAGAGCGGCGTCGGCACCGAGGCGATCGCCACCGATGGCGGCGCTATCACGTACTCCATCATCACCAAGGCGCAGGAAGATCTCGAGGAGAGCAGCATCCCGTTAATCGCCCCGGGCATCGCCACCACGCCAGGTGTCAAGAAGAAGTTGCGCAACACCGCCGAGCTCTCCAACACCATCTCGCTGCCCATCTGGCACAGCGACGACACGGTCGCGGGTTACCCGGCGATGTCTTCGAACCAGTTGCCCTCGAACACATCCAAGGGCAGCGGTACGAACCTCCACACCATGATCGTCGGCGACTGGGCCCAGCTCATCCTCGGCGAGTGGGGCGCACTCGAGATCATCGCTGATCCGTACACCCAGGCGGGCAAGGGCAACGTCGTGTTGACCGGTTCCATGCTGGTCGATATCGCGGTGCGCTATGCGCAGGCCTTCGTCGTCATCAACGACATCAACCCGACCTCGTAATTGTTGGCCGGCGCTGGTGTGGACCCGGGGCCGCAAGGCCCCGGCAACTGAAACCTTAAAGCCTTCAGGAGACGAAGATGACGTTAGCAGCAAGAAGTCCAATTTCCGATGTGGTCAGCTTTGCACGCGCGAGCGACCACGCAACTGCGACCGCCGGTGGTACCGGCGACGCCACGCAGGTCACCGGCCAGATCATCGATCGCGCTACCTATGGGTATCCGCAATCGGCTACCGCGGTGATCGAGTACAAGGCTGTGCTCGCGGCGGCAGCGACATTGTCGTATGCCTACACCATCGAGCACAGCGACGCCTCCGACATGTCCGGAGCGGCCACGTTGGCTTCGGCCACGTCCACCCTTCAGGACACGGGCGGCGGTGGTGGCACCACGCAACGCGGTGTGCTCGCGATCCCGCTCAATCTCGGCCCTGCCAAGCGCTATCTCCGCGTGAAGTTCACGCCGGACCTCAGCGCCGGCTCGGTCGATACCCTCGAGAACGCAGCCGTTCTCGCGTTCGGCAACTAGGCAAGAAACCCGGCGGCCTGTGCCGCCGGGAATTTCACTCGGAGTTCGCAGTCATGGCATTGACGAGTCACCCGACACATCCCGTTGGAGGCCAGGCGGTGCGCGCGAAGATCCTCGCGGATACCGTGTGCCAGCCCCATGGACGGGTTGAACGCGGCCAAGTGGTCACGGTTACTGCGGACGAGTATTGGCTTTTGCGCGCGGCCGGCAAGGCTGAGCTGGCCGTCGCCGATATCGCGCCGGAAGTTCCTGAAGTCCAGGCCGAGCAGTTGGCCGAAGATCCCTTCGTGAAGCTCGAGGCCATGACCAAGCCGGAGATCTGCGCGTTCGCCAAAGAGCAGTTCGGGCTCGAACTGAAAGAGCGCATGCCCAAGGATGAGTTGATCGCTGCGGTGGCCATGGCGACCGGGAAGGTGAGCGCGTAATGCCCACTCTTCCTGGCGGAAGCGCGACGGATTCGGGGCCTTTCGGCTCGCAGGATCTCGATGTGTTTTTCCAGGACGGATCCACGGTGCAGCGCGCGAACCTCACGAAGTTCAAGGCCCACTTCGATATGCCGGAAGTGATCGAGCCGTTCTCGGTTGGCGGGGAAGTTCAGCAGGTTATGGGAAAGCCACAGATCCGCTTTGCGAGCAACGCGGTTCCGGACCTCGCGCCCAACGAAGTTCTCAAGATCGCCGGCGGAACGTATCGCGTCCGTTCGGTGGACAAAGAAAGCGACGGCCTGGTGAGCGTCGCGCGCTTAGCGAAGGTGACTTAAATGTCCGTGTCGATTGGCGAACAGATCGTGGTGCAGATGGTCGCGGCGCTCAATGCGCCTGGCGACAAGCCCTGCACTGCCATCCGCGGCCAGGTCGATCCGGTTGCGATCGGACAGTTGCCGGGCATCTTCCTCTACTCGCAAAAAGAGGCGCAGACGCTCGAAAGCAATGCCACCGGCCGTCGTATTCGCACGGTGCGCGTGCTCCTGATTGCCGAAGGTGTTTCGCCGGCGGACTCGCTCATTGATCCGCTCTATCAGTTCGTGGTGACTACCTTGCGAGCTGCAGCGAGTTCGGACGATAACGCGCTTGGTGTGTTGCTCAAGCAGATCTACGACACCTCGATCCTTTGGGAGACCGAGGCTTCATATGAGGACCGCTGCGTTGCCGCGGTTGATTTCGATGTGCATTTCATTACCGAGCTCGATGATCCGAGCGCGAAAGGCAGCCAAGCATGAACTATCTGCGCCTGTTCTTCCTGCAGTCCTACACCCATGCCAGTGCCGAGGTCGGCGAGCTGGCCTTCCGTGCCCAGCACTTCTACCACGTCGAGAAGGCGCTGGCCGAGGAACTGATTGCCAAGGGCATCGCCAAGACGGAAGCCGTGCTCGAGGCCGAGAAAGCCGCGTTCGAAGCGAAGGCGGAAGCCGATCGCCAGAAGGCGGCGGAAGAGCCCACGCCCGGTGAGCCGCCGGCGCCGTCGGTGAACCCCGAGACCGAGGGCAATCCGCAGCCCACCAGCGGTGGCGGCGGTCACGGCGGATAAGTTTCGTCCTGCAGACGTTTGCAGGCAGGGATAACCCCTAAAGAGAGCAGTGCTCAGGGGCGGTAGCGGGCGGATCCCGGAAACGCCCCGGAGATTTTGAAAGTACGAAGGAGAGCCAGATGTCACGAACCGCAATCGCAGTGCAAACCATTCCGGACAACACGGCGGCCGCAGTGACGCTGAGCGCCTCCGATTCTTCCAACAACATGATCTTTCCCAACGATGGCCGCACCGAGATCATCGTCAAGAACGCCAACGGCAGCTCCGTCACCGTCACCGCGGTGAGTGTCCCTTGCGAGCATGGCCGCACCGGCGACATCGCGCTGGTCATCGCCAACGGTGCGATCGCCAGTTTCCCCAAGCTCTCGCCGGCGCTCTTCAATCAGCAGTCCGGCGCCGATATCGGCCAGGTGTATTTGAACTTCTCGATCTCGAGCAGCATCACGGTCGGGGCGGTCAAGCGGGGTTCCTAAGTTTTCAGGGCCGCAAGGTCCTCGCAGCAGCAGTACCACTTCAAATTCGGACGGAGGTCCTGAAAATGTCAACCCAATCAACGCCTGGATATAACGGGCTCGCTTATGCCAGCAGCGATGGGGGAAGTACCTACCCTAAGCTCCTCGAACTCACGGATGTGACGCTTTCGGTGGATACCGACGAACTCGACGGGCGCAGCCATGATTCTGCTGGAGCCTATGACCCTGTCGCCGGCAGTCAGAAGTGGACCGCCGACGCCACCGTGCTTTCCGTGGACGCCGATGCCGGCCAGGCCGCATTGATCGCGGCGGTCACCGGCAAAAGCACGCTTAAGTTCCATTTCGATCCTGCCGGAACATCGAGCGGCAAACCGCGGCGTGCGGGCGACGGCATCATCACGAGCTGGCAGGAAGCCCAGCCCAACACCGCTCTTCGTACCACCAAGATCAAGATCGCAGGCAAGGGCGCATTGGTCTTCTCGACGCAGTAAGGGACGACGACGCTGGGCAGGATGAGCAATCGTCCTGCCCGATTTTTGGAAGAAACGCGAGTGAGTAAACAAATGGATGAACTGAATGAGCTGAAAAAGGAAATTCAGCGGTTGGACGACGCCCTGAAGTCCTTCGCTGAGTCCCTTGAAAAGCTGTCCGCGGCGCTAGAGAAAGGCTTGGGAAATGGCGAAACCTAAGGTCGTAGGCCACAGAATTGTGGAGATCGGCGGAGTTCGAGTGGACCTTACCAATACGGAGACGGTAACGGATGTCGTCAGCGATATCCGGAACCTCCTGGAAATTCAATGCGCGGTGGCGTTATGTCGTTACCCAGCCAAGCCCGCCGCCGCCGCTGCGCTTGGTGAGGCATTGAACCGCGTTCGTGAAATGCGTCAATTCCAAGGGCCGGGGAAACCTGCTCGTTCCATCGCGCAGTTCCAGAAAGGGCGAGGACGGTGACCGTCGTGGAAGGTTCAAACCGGATATTAGCCGAAGAGTTGATAACGCTGAATGACGGCGTTGTTCGCCGTTGCAAGTTCGACTTCAACGCTCAGGTGTTGATCGGAGATGTCTATCTTCAAAGCGGCAAGGAAAAATTCGGCGCCGCAATGGAGAACCCCTTGGGCTCGCTTCGTCTGCAACTGTGGGCCGGGATGGCGTCCGACGTCAACAGGCGGTTGAAGGATCCGAACTGGACGATCCTGCGTGTCGGCGATTTGCTTGACGGCATGGATATAGCGGAACTCCTTGGGAAGGTCGCGCGCTTAAAAGCTTCGGCGTCGGCTGGCCCGGAGAAAGACACGTCCGGAAAAAAGTCAAAAAAAAAGCGTGGCCTCAAACCCCCAAAGAATGGGCGCGAATAATTATGAGGGCGTCCGGTCTACTGGCGATGGACGTGAGGTCGATCATGACCCTCACTCCTTACCAGGTCTCGCTGATGACCGAAGGCGCGATCGAGACTCGGCGTTTCCATGGGGCCTTGGTCGCTCAAATATTGAATCACTTCGGGAGAGTACGTGAAACTCCGATTACCGGGGATGAGCTCATCGGATTTAAAAAACCGTCCGCGGCTTGGCGCAAGGCTTCGCAGATGAGTGAGGCGGACGCGGAGGCGCTGATAAATCGATTGCGGGAACGCAGTTCGAAGAAGAAGCGAGGGAAGCGATGACGTCAGCGGCCCATCAAACTGCGGACCTCGGCGCGCGCAGCTCCGAGCTCGTCGGCCTGACGCGAAGCCGCAGTCATTCTTCGGCCGACTGGGCTGCCAAGGGGAATGAGAGCGCGACTTCCGCAGGAGCTGCAACCGCTCCTGAGTGTAAACAAAACGAACAAGCCATAAGCGAGAAGTGGAATGGCGGCAATCGGCGTGACGGCGAGCGTGAAGAAGGCATTTTGCGTGGCTTCGTTAATGGCTTGGGAGCCAAGCGCGGCGCCGTTTTGCAACATCGTAGCGACTCCGCGATAGAGAAATGCCGCTGCGATCGCGGAGCTCATGGGGAGCGACAGCAGGGTCGCGACAACAATCAAATTGGCTCGGCTTCGCGTTACGCGGGGGCCCTCGTGCCCGCATCGCTCGCAGATGAACGTCGGCATGTCGTGCTCCTTTTGAGGTCAACGAGCTTACACCCCCTTCCGGAGCTGTGCAATGGATAACAACGTCAAGGTAATCATCCAGGGCGTAAACCAGGCTGGCGCTGCGATCGCGGATGTAAAGGAAGGGCTGGCGTCGATTGAGGACGCGACCTTGGGAGTTGGAGAAGCTTTTGGCGCGATGCAGATCGCGGAATGGGCGAAAGAATTTGGTGATTTTGTTGCCGAGACCGCCGATTCGGTAGCCGCGCTAGGTCGCCTCTCGCAGCAGAGTGGTACCGCGGCTTCGGAATTTATGGCACTGAAAGGCGCGGCCGAGCAGAGCGATATTCCCACCGAGACGCTTGCAATCTCGCTGAAGAAGTTATCAACGAACATGGCGGAAGCCGGTGCAGGGAACGCAAAGGCATTACAGCTCTTTAAGGACCTTGGCGTCAGTGCGACCGATGCCAGTGGGAAGCTCCGCCCGGTGACCGACGTCCTTCTCGATATCTCTGAGCGTTTCAAGGATTATGCGGACGGTGCGGGGAAATCGGCTCTTGCTGTGCAGGCATTTGGTCGCGGCGGCGATGCGATGATCTCCTTTTTGGATAAGGGCAAACAGGCGATTTCGGAGGCCGCGGCCGAAGCGACGAAGTTCGGGGACGTTCTTGGCGGTGACGCTCTAGATGCTGTGATTCGGTTTCACGATGAGACCGTAAAGCTGCAAATGGAGGCCGAGGGTTTCAAAGTTCAATTCGTCGCTGCGCTCACTCAGGAGCTCGGGCCTCTCGCTGACGCTTTCAAATATGCCACTGGCAACACGGATTCCTTCTCTGCGTCGTTCGGTAAGTTCCTTGGGCATGAGGGTGGAGCGTTTTTCAAAGATACGATCCGCGATGTGGCCGGATACGGTCTCGCCATCGCCGAAGCAAGCCTTGAAATTTCGAAGATTACGGCCGAGTTTTTTGGAGCCGAAGCGGCCGCACAACAATTCGATCAAGGCCTCGCGGCGCTCAAAACAGAAACGTCCGATTTTTTCAAACTCCTCGATGCGGCGCCGAAGGGTTTGCTATCGGGCTTTCTTGGAGGCCTCGGTTCGGATGTCGATGCCGCAATAGCAAACCTGGATAAGGCTTTCCCCACAAAAAAGCCAAGTCTTACGGTTACTGCGCCGGATAACACCGAAAAGCTGCTCAAAGCCCAGCAGGAATTGCGCAAGGCGTATGCCGCGCAGGATGTTGCGATCGCGCAGGGCGAAGCCAAGGACCAACTCGCGGCGCTCGAGCTCGAACGCGAGCAGGGGCTCGTCACGCTCGGCGATTACTACAAGCAGCGTTACGACATCACGATCGGCGCCGTCGATAACGAGATCTATGCGCTCTCGCAGGAACTGGCCGCGCAGCAGAAGGTTGTGGACGCCGCGAAGAAGGGCTCGCCCGAGCAGGTCCAGGCCGAAGCGCAGCTGGTGCAGATCCAGAACCAGGTCATCGCCAAGATGAACGAGCGCGGCGCGCTGGTCAGCTCGCAGGCGACGTCGCAGATCAAGGCCGAACGCGACTTCGGTTACCAGGTGCTGGCCATCCAGGCGCAGATTGACGAGGCGAAGGACCACTCCGCGGAAGTTGCGATCGCGGCGATCAACAAAGAGTACGACGAAAAACGGCGCATCCTGCAGGCGGCCGGCAAAGACACTACCGAGCTCGACCAGGCTAAGCAGATGGCGATCGCCGCGGCGAAGGCCGAGAACCTCGCCAAGCAGATTGACACCGTGTATGCCGACCTCGAAGAGAAAGTCGCGGCTGTAAACGAGGCGATTTCAAACGGCACAATCAACCAGATCGACGGGCAGACGAAGGTCCAGGAGCTCAACGGGCGCGCCGCCGGTCAGCTCACCGGACTGATCCAGCAATACCAGGCGCTCGCTGAAGCATCCGGCAATCCCGCGCTGATTACGAACGCCGATAAGTTCCAGAAGAAGCTCGACGATCTCGGTAAGCACGCCTCGCTGATGGGCGACCTGGCGCGACAGGCCTTCGAGCGCGGCTTCGAGAGCTTCCTCAGCGACGTCGAGAACGGCAAGTGGATCAACGCCCTCGAGGACTTCGGCAAGGCTTTCCTCGACGTGATGAACCAGATCCTGGCCAAGATGCTGGCCGTGTACGTGATGCAGAAGGTGCTCGGCTGGATCGGCGGCGCCGTGGGTGGAGTTGCTTCCACGCCGGGCGGCAGTCCCACCGGCGGTGGCGATGTTGGCTCGCTGGGGGACGTGGGCATTACGCCGTTCTTCGCCTCGGGTGGCCACATGGATGCCGGCGACATGGGTGTAGTCGGCGACCAGGGCCCGGAGCTGTGGGTGCCCGACGTCGGCGGCCATGTCGTGCCGATGTCCGGCATGAGTGACAGTTCCGCGCTCACGGTGCACAACCACATTGCTGTAGACGCACGCGGCGCGCAGGTCGGTTTTGCGGAGCAGCTTGCCATCCAGCTCCGCGCCACGGAAGAGAAAGCAGTAAAGCGGGCGGTATTTGAGACCGAGGAGCGGAGGAGACGCAGAGCATGAGACCGATCGGCGGAAGATTCGTGCAGACGTTTGCAGTGGTGGTGGCGCTGGCCGCGCTGGGCTTCGGCCAGGCAGGCCGCAAGGACGATATCGCGATGAGGAGCTCGAACGGTTTCCTCACTCCGATCCCCGGCGCGCTTGTGCGCCCTTGCTCCACGTCGGCCACTGGCACGCCGTGCTCGCCCACGGTGACCGTCTACAGCGACTCCGCGTATGCCTCGGCGATCAGCGTGAATGGCGCAGGGCAATTCTCGGCCGATGGCCAAGGCAACTACCACTTCTACGCCAAGAGCTGCGTCAAGCTGCAGATCACCGATCCCTCGACCGGCCAGACGTACGAGCAGGCCGACGTTTGCCCGGCCGGCCCGAGCGTGAGCGCGCAAATGTGGCTTGCTTCTACCGGAGGGGTAGGAAACTCGATGTTCCCTTGGACGGGCGCCGACGCGCAGTGCAGCGCGACGGTGAATAAGCGCTACGTCTTCGGCCCCGGTCACTACCTGCTCACGGGTTGCAATCTCGGCAGCAGTTTCACAATCGAGGGCATCGCGCCGGGCGGCGATGGCGTCGCCGGCACGGGCGCGGTCCTCCATTACACCAGCGGCGGCAGTGCGCCGATCTCGATTAACCCGGCAAGCGTGTCGGCCACCACCAACAAGTTCGTGATCCGCGACGTCGCGATCGACGGTACCGGTTCGAGCAACGGGATCTCCGGCACGTTTGCCTATGCTAGCGGCGGCAGCGCTACTGGTACTGGCAACTGCCTGGCGACGTCCTCGAACGGCGGCGGGAGCGGCGGAAAGGCTACGGTCGCCGTATCGAGTGGCACCGTCAGCGGCAACCTCGTGATCGTGGCCTTGGGCGCGAGCTACACAGCGGCGCCCACCTCGTGGACGCTTAGCCTGCCAGCGTCAGGCGCGGCCTCGAGCTGCAGCGGGACAATTACCACCACGGGAGGAGCGATCTCCGGTGCGGACGGCGTCCTGATAGGCAACAGCAGTGGATCGGTGAAGTCGGCAAGCGGCGTTTTCGACAACGTGCTCATCACGGGCTTTTCGACCGGCGCGGGAGTGCACTGCGTCGCTTGCGAGATTGTTCAGTTCCGGTCGGTATGGTCGAAGGGTAATAAGTACGGCGTGTGGCTCGATGGCGTTGGAACGAGCCAAATCAATACGAACAACGATTTTTATTCGCTGCGAGCGAACCTGAACCAGATCGGCGTCTATATGACGCAAGCGCAGGACACGAACTTCTGGGGTGGCGATATTGAGTACAACACGAAGGAAGGTGTAAAGGCCGTCGCCGATTCCAGCAGCAGCGTTTCCCGCCTGGCGCTTAAAGGCCTGCGTTTTGAGGGAAACAACAGCGCGCAGTCACCCGTCACCTGGACTCTGAGTTCTCTGTCCTGTGCGACGAACGTGCTCACCGGGGTAACGTCTTCTACCCACACCATGGCCGTGGGAGACTCTATCTATCTATCGGGCTCATCCGGTTCACCTTCGGACTATAACCAGGTGGGAACGGTCGCAACCGTGGCGGACAACACGCATTTCACTATGAGTGTTGGTTGCTCGCCGGGGAGTGCGAGCGCCGCAGGATCGGTGAATACCGCCTGGGCTCAGGCTTCCTTTGATGGTTCTTCGCTTATACAAAACCTCACCATTGATGGCGTCAGGTTCTTCAACACCACCTCGGGTAATTTCGACGAATGGATTGGCGCCGTTGGCGGAGGTTTCATCGGCCCCAGTGTGCAGCGCAACGTTAGTCACTCGGCGACTGCAAGCCGTGGCATCTTTCGCTCAACTTCGGCAGCGCGCATGTGGTTTCCGGATGAGCCGTCGTCGGGATGGGTAAGGCCGAGTCTAGCGACCAATGTTTGTTTTGCCAGCTATGACAATACAAACGTCGTTTACACGTATGAATGCGGGGTTACGGTAAACGGCATTCTGACCGGTGCCGGCGCCTTCCATCTCGTGTCAGGTTCCTACTATGTGAACTTCAACCTCGCGAGCCTGACAGCAAATCGCAACTTCTACATGCCAGATGTGGATTCCACGGCCGTGGTGCCGAAGACCGCAACAACGCATCAGTATGTCACGGCGCTTTCATCTACGGGCGTTTTGAGCCAGGCTCAACCAGCCTTCAGTGATATTAGCGGGACGGCTACCACGTCGCAGATTGGTACCGGCAGTCCGACCTCCGGTTACTACGTGGATGGTGGAACGGGCGCGTGGACCTCGCTTCCAAGTGGGCAGACGAATGTGCTTTATCAGGCTGGCGCGCTCGCTGAGATCATCGGCAACGCCGGCGATCAGACGGTCTACACCGCCGCGTTGGGTGTGATCCCGGCAGGGAAGTGCGTGCAAGCGGAAGTTTATCTCTATCACTCAGTGTCTTCGTCCGGGTCGGTGAGCTACAAGTGGACGCTCGGAAGCACCACCTTTACCACGACGTCCACGAACTCCACCGCCAACACGCAAACCCGTTTTGCTCTTCGTTTTTGCAATAACAGCGGCGTGCAGAATGCGCAGTGGGTGATGGGAGATCAAGTGTTCGTCGGCGGCACGGCGATCGGCACGCCGATCACGAGCACGGCGGCGGAAGACTTGAGTACTTCCAAAAACCTGCTCTTCGTGTTCAACGCCGCCAGCACGGAAAAGATTATTCCGAAGGCAATTCTGGTGCGGTTAATTCAGTAGGAGCGTGCGATGCCTGTATTCGGGCCAACTGGAGTCGTCATACAGGGGTTGACCTCGGTCGCCTACCCGCTCGCAATGCCTGCGCTGCCGGGGCGTGCCTCGATCTCGATCAAGATGCACGATGTGGTCGGGGTCACGCGCTCGCCCTTCACCAGCTCGACGCAGAGCTTCGAGTGGCCGGGTGAATTTCTCCAGTTCTCCTGCAGCTTGATCCCTTGTTACAAAGAGACCGCGCGGGCGTGGATCGCGTTCCTTGCCGCCCTGCGCGGCCGCTCCGGAAGTTTTCTGTGCGGCGATAGCTCCATGAAATTCCCGCAGGGAGATCTCGCGGGCGCATCGCCTGAGGTAAATGGTTCGAATGCGGCCGGGAGCAAAGTGCTGGCGATCAAGAACCTGACGGCCGGCACTGCGAAGACGCTGAGGTCCGGTGACTGGCTGCAGGTGGGAAGTGGTTTGACGCAGCGGTTGTACTTGAACCTGATGGACGTGGACGCCGACGGATCCGGCGAAGCGACTCTGAATATTTATCCCAGATTGCGCGAAGCGCTCACTGATGGCACTGCGATCGTGACCAATGTGCCGCAAGGCGTCTTTCGTCTCAGTTCCAACGATCGCCAGGTGGACGTAGATAACGCGCTCATCCACGGGATCAAGTTCGACGCGGAGGAATATCTCTAATGTCGCGCGGACTGACCCCGACGATCGAAGCTGAATTCGCGAAGAAGAACCTCGTGCCGCTGCTCTTTGTGGAAGTGCAGTTCGTGAGCGGATGGGTGCGGCTGTGGAGCGGCATCGGCGCGATCGTGTGGAATGGTCAGACCTGGCTGGGCGTCGCTTTACCGAATGGCACAGTGCTGGGAAGCATCTCGCAACTGCAGGAGACCACGGACGGATCCGCGCAGGCCGCCGCGCTCTCGCTCTCCGGGATCCCGAGCACCGCGGTTCAGCAGGTACTCAACGAGTGCCGGCCGAACAATATCGCCAACATCTTTCTCGGTGCGGCCGACCAGGTGACCGGCGCGGTGCTCGCGGATCCGTATTGCGCCTGGTCGGGATATACGGACGTCCCGACGATCAGCGATAGCGGCGATACCTGCACCGTGACCATCAGCGTGGAGAGCCGGCTGGTGGACCTGCAGCGCGCGCGCGAGTGGCGCTACACCAATGAAGACCAGCAGCTCTTCGTGCCCGGCGATATCGGGTTTGAGTATGTGGGTGCGCTGCAGAGTCTGAGTATCACCTGGGGCAAGGGTGCCCCGGTGTTTCCGCCAGTGCCTCCGGGGCAGAGGGTGGCCAAACGATGAAGCGCCTGCAGGGTTGGCCCGAGGAGCTCGCGCGGTTTCTCCGCGAGCGCGCGGCCGTTCCATTCGCATGGGGGAAGAACGACTGCGCACTCTTTGCCTGCGATGCGGTCATGGCGATCACCGGCGTGGACATGGCCGCCGACTTCCGCGGCCGCTACAACACGAAGGCCGGCGCAACGAAAGCAATTCGTAGGTTCGCTGGCGGTGGACTCGACCAGCTCGCCGACAAGATTGCGGCGCAGCAGGCGCTGATGGAAGTGACGAAGCTCAACGCGCAACGCGGCGACGTAGTGCTCTTCGATACCGCGATCGGCGGCCCGACGCTCGGCATTGTCGGGCTGCATGGCCACATGGTGCACTCGGTTGGTCCGGATGGCGATGTTGTGTTGCCGCTACGCTGCTGTCGTCGCGCCTGGAGGATCAGCTAGATGCCTCCCGTCATCGGACTCATCATCGGGCTGGCGATTGTAGGCGCCGGCGCCGGCGCGGCGATCGCCGCTGGCACCATCGCGGCTACGTTGCTCGGCATCAGCGCGCTGACATTGATTCTGACCGGTGCCACGCTGATCGTGGGCGGCGTCGTGGGCATGTTGAACCGGCCGCCTTCGGTTTCGAGCCTGGTGAACGATGCCGCGAACCATGCCGTCTCGATCCGTCAACCTGCAGCGCCGAGGGTCATCATCCGCGGTCGTTCTCAGCTTGGCGGTATTGTCACGTTCATCTGCTCGAGCGGTTCCAACGCCGAATACCTGCACCTGGTGGTGACGTGGGCTGGGCATGAGTGCGATGCGATCGAGGAGTATTGGTTCGACAACTACAAGCTCACTCTCGATGGGTCGGGCAATGAAACCGGCAAGTATGCCGGCGTCGTCAAGGTCGAGACGAAGCTCGGCGCTCCGGGCGAGTCAGCCTTCGCCGGATTGATTGCCGATGCGCCCACGGCGTGGACCTCCGCGCACAAGCAGGAAGGCTGCTGCTCGACGCACTTTCGTTTGAAGTGGGACGCTAACAAGTTTCCGAACGGTGCACCTTCGGCGATCCGCGCCACCATCCGCGGCAAGAAAGTCTTCGACCCGCGCGATAGTTCGACAGCCTGGTCGCAGAACCTTGCGCTGCACATCCGCGATCACATGACCGATCGCAAGTATGGACTGCGAGCGCAGAGCTGGGAGCTGGATGACGCCAGCTTCATCGCCGCCGCCAATCTTTGCGACGAAGCGGTTGAGCTCGCGGCCGGTGGCAGCGAGGCGCGCTATACCTGCAACGGCTTCTACGACACCAGCAAGACCGTGGGCGATGTGCTCAGTGGGCTGCTCTCCTCGGGCTTCGGCAAAATGCCGTGGGTGGGCGGGCAGTGGAAGATCTTCCTCGGCGCGTGGCGCACTCCGACTGCGCCCACGCTTACCGATGACGACTTCCGCGGCCCGCTCACGCTGACCGGGCGTATCGGCCGCCGCGATTCGTTCAATGGGGTAAAGGGCGTGTTCCTCTATCCCGGCAATGCCTGGAGCTCGTCGGATTTCCCGCCTGTGGTGCGTGCCAGCTACGTGGCCGACGACAACGGCATCACCGGCACCACCGACAAAGGCAACTGGGCGTTGACGACGGTGTACGGCGCACTCGATGCCGCCATGCATATGGGTTATGCATACGTCTGCACGGCGCCCCACACTGCCGATGCCGACAAGGAACCTGGGCTTGGAGCGCATTGGGAGGATTACTGGCAGGACGCCGGCGAGATCTCCTGGAAGGACGTGGAGTATCCGTTTACCACTTCGCCGGCGACGTCGCAGCGCCTGGCGAAGATGGAGCTCGAGGCCGGACGCAGACCGATCACTCTGGCCGCGGCGTGCAAGCTCGGGCCCTATCTCAGCTCGCCGCCCGATGTCGTGCCGGTCACGCATGCCAACTTCGGATGGACCGATAAAACCTTCGAGCTGGCTTCGGCGATGCTGACCGTGGAAAGCGACATGGCGCTCGGTGTGAACTTCTCGATGCGCGAGACCGACGAAGACGTCTATGCCTGGAGTACGGCCGATGAGCAGCCCATGCTCGATGCGCCCACGCCAGTACTCAATGATCCCGACACGGTGCAGTCCGTGACCGACCTGACGATTGAGAGCGGGCCGGCCGATGCCGTGACTGCTCCCGATGGTGTGACTCGCGCGCGGATCCATGCCTTCTGGAATTCTCCGGCCGACCAGTTCGTGATCGAGGGCGGGAAGATCTTCGTCGAGTTCAAGAAGCACGCCGACTCTACGTGGATCGTGCAGCCCGAGTATGCCGGCGATGTGCAAGATGCCTGGATCGACGCCGTTGAGGGTGGAACCTATTACGACGTCCGGGTGCGGCCGCGGAACGTGTATGGAGTGTATGGCGCATATGCTGAGGCCGACAACCTGCAGGCCTCGACGACGATCAGCTCGATCGTCCAGGAGTCGCTCTCGCCCACTACGATCGGCAACAAGAATTCCACGATCGTTGGTGGTACCAACCCGCTCAGCGCCACCGATGCCGGCAGTTCAGCGACGATCGCGATCGCGGCCTTCGCGTTGCAATTCGGTTTCGGCCAGGTGAGCTTCAATTCCGGCTCGATCACTGGCCTCGCATATAGCACCGGCTACTACGTCTTCTTTGACGACAGCAGCGTGCCACCCGCTGGTGGCCCGCAAACCTACCAGGCCTCGACCGACTTTACCGACGTACTCGCCGGCCGACATCGTTATTACGTCGGCTGGATCAACACACCGGCGATGGGTGGCGGCGGCACGGGCGGTGGTGGTAATGGCGGCGGCTGCTGTTGTGTGGGCATGTTCCTCGAGGAAGGCCGGACCGTTGGCGATATCCGCAATGGTGAGTTCGCCGATTGCTTCAACGGCCGCGAGCTCGAGCGCCAATCGTTGGAGATGGGCTTCAGCTCGAAGCGGGTGCGGTGCGTCCGCCTCGAGTACGACAACGGCACAGTTTGGGAAGGCTCGGCCGACACACCCTTCCATTCCAAAGAAGGCATGGAAACCACCGCGGAGGGCATGGATGGCTGCTGGGGCCTGACAGTGCTCGATGAAGAGTGGCCGGTGCGGCGACGCCTGGAATGGTCGTATGTGCGTGTGCTCTTCCTCGGGCTCTGCGAGGTCCGCATGTTGTACTTCGGCCATCGCGAATTCGCCGCCGGCAAGGATCCGCACAAGCGCGCTATTTCGCACAACAGCATGATCGGGGGCAATCCGAAATGATCCAGAAGCATGTTCCGAAATTGAGTGATGCTGCCGCGGGGCGGCAGGCCTTCGAAATCGAGGGCGGCCACACCATCATCGTCGAGATCACCCGCAAGCAGGCGGATGCGAATCCCGACAACCTCATCCCCATGCCGCACCAGGCGTTGCGTGTGCGCGCGTTCCCGGTGAACGTCGATGGCTCGCCGATTCTCGACGCCAAGGGCAAGCCCGTGGAACTGCCGCACCGTATCGAGACGCTGATCGAGGCGGCGATCGCCGAGGGCACGGTGGACCTGAATTCGAAGATCGTGGAGTTCACGGTGGCTGCGCTCGAGCGCGCCCGGAACTACCTGATCGTGAAAGAAGCTTTCGACCGGATCCCGGTCGGAAAGTAAGTGCTGTACCACTTTGACGTTGGAGCTGGCCACATGACCAACCCCGCCGCTTTCCTGCTGCAGGCAGCCGGCCCGAATGGATGGCTGACCTTTGCTGTGATGTTGCTCTTCGGCCTCTCTGGACTTGTGGGCGGCTGGATCGCTACTTCGCGGAAGTCTGGGCGCCATGAAGGCTCGCTGGAGACCAAGGTCAGCGAGGGCTTCTCCAGCGTGAACACTTCGCTGGCGCAGATGCGTTCCGATCACAAGGAATGGCGAGATCGCCAGGAGAAGATCGACAGCGAGCAGTTTACGAGGATCAGGGATGCGGAAAGCCATATCACTGAGTTGAGGGAGCGTACGGCGCGGCTCGAGGGCATTCCGCGTGCTCAAGCTCGCGGCGCCAGTGCCGGCGGCTCAGGAGCGCATTGAAAGGGAACTCATGGAATTACTTGCTCGACGTTTATGGCCGTCACAATACGCGACGGTCGGTGTGCTCTATCTCGATGGCGAGATGGAGTGCTTCATCCTCGAGGACGTGGTGCGCGAAGTCAAAGGCGCGGCGGTGGAGACTTGGAAGATCCAGGACCAGACCGCGATCCCCGAGGGTCGCTATCGCGTTGTGATCGATCACTCGTCGCACTTCGGTTGCGACATGCCGCATGTGCTCGATGTGCCGGGTTTCGAGGGCATACGGATCCACTGGGGCAACAAGGCTGCCGATACCGATGGCTGCCTCCTGGTCGGCGATATCCGGCAAACGGACTGGGTGGGAGACAGCCGCAAAGCGTACTTGCGATTGTTTCCGAAGCTGCAGGAAGCGATCGCGCGCAATGAAGAGATCTGGCTCACGGTGCGAGTGCCGTTGCCGGGAGAGTGAAGCGATGGCGCGTTGCGAACAATGTGAAGGGAAAGAAGATCGTCCGTGTAGCTATCAGACCCGCACGCGCGAGTACTTCGGTGTCTTGATGCCGGCGTTGCGACACGTCGCCTACCGGTGCGGTTACGCACTGGCAATGCATGGAAGCCTGAAGACGGACATCGATCTGATCGCGTTCCCGTGGCGCGAGTCTGCGGCGTCCGCCGACCACTTGAAAGAGCAGATTCGCAAAGCCGCAGAGGCCATCGTTGGTATTGCGCGGATCCGCGTGGGAGAAGAGAAGCCCACAAAGAAGGCGTGCGGGCGTCTTGCTTATTCCTTCTATCTCGTGCCTGAAGGCTATGAGGGCCCTTATATCGATCTGTCGGTCATGCCGATCGGAGTGCATCCGCCAGATCATCCAGAGGTGAAAGATGCGAACCAAACTTGAGATCGCCGGCAGCGTTGTGCTGCTGGTGCTGTTGCTTTTGGTCGGATGGGAAGAACATCGCAAGGCCATGCAGATCGCCGTCGCAGAGACGAAAGCGCAGGCCGACCAGGACGCCGAGAAGAAGATCGCCTCGGCGCTCAAGCAGCTTGACGATCAGAAGCAGGCGCTCGATCGCCAGCAGCAAGCGCAGACGGCCGCCCTGGCGAAGATGACAGTGCCGCAGATCACCGTCAAACTCCCCGATGTGGTGCCGCAGGCCTCGGCGCCGGTGAAGGTGCTCGACGTGAACTCGGCGGCGGTGAAGAACGGGGAAGCGAAGGTCGGCGACGTAATCGTGCCTCAGGAAGATGTGCGGCCGGTGGCGGAGAAGCTGCTGGAAGGCCAGCAGTGCACGGCGCAGCTCGGGATCTGCAGCCAAAAGACGGACCTGATGGCCGACCAGCTCAAGGCAAAGAGCGATGAAGCTGCGCAATGGAAGCAGGCCGCGAAGGGCGGCAGCGTGCTCAAGCGCGTGGGCAAGGTAGCACTGGCGGTTGGCATCGGTGCGGCGATCGGCTACGGCGCCGCACACCATTAAAGGAGGCGATATGTTGAAGTTCGCGGCGTTCCTCGCCGGGTTTTACCAATCCGACCGGCCGGAATCGTTCTCGCGCGGCATCACCACGGTGGTGGTGTTCTTCGTGGTGGGCTGGAACACGTCTTATGTGCGCCACACCCACCAGCTCCCCGACGTCGCCACCATGGCCGGCCAGGTGCTCTTCATGACGGCGTTCTATGGAGCGGGAAAATACCTCGACCTGAAGAAAGCGCAGACGTCTGCAGGAGATCCTCCTCCGCCGCCGGCGTAAATCGTTTTTGGGGGAATCCATCCCCGACTGCATCGGAGGTGTGCCATGAGCAGACTATAGAACGGCCACATGCCACAGGAAATCGTCTAGAGCGGAGCTCTGCGAAGGGCTCCGACTTTGCATGATTGTCGCGCACTGGCGCTGGTGGCCTACTTGCGCATCGCCGCGCATCTGTGTACTATCCTCGGCACCTGCAACATCGAACCCCGCATCCCCCGCGTGGCGTTCACTGAGTTATCCCCATCTAAAAATCTGCTCGGGCCTTGGGCTATTGCTATAGAGCAATAAAGGTAAACTGTTTGAACGCGACAGCTCCCCCTAAATCGGACGCGCGTTGAGACGGGATGCCGAAGAAGAAATCGACCCCGAAAAAGAAGAGAACCGGCATTTTTATCTATTGCAGTGACGAATTCCGAAAGCGGCTCAACCGCGTCCGCAGCGCCACAGGGCGCACGATCTCCGGGTACATGATGCATGCTGCCCTGAAAGAGATCGAGGCAGACGAACGCCACCTTTCGAAGCGGAACTGACGGTCTCACTTTGGTAATTTGAACCGAATCCGAACTTCCATCACAGTGACTGACAAAAGTTAGTCACGGGAGCTGAAAGCCATGCACCCCGCGACCGATATTCAACATACGCTTGGGCACATCGAGTGCCCGGCCTGTGAAGGGACAAAGAACCAGATCATGATGGGCCAATACCTTGGGGAGCAGTTCTTCCCGGAAGCGGCCGCAGTGTGGCTACGCAACCGGAAATCCATATCGGAGAGTACGAAGAAAGACTACCGAGACCATATAGACCACCTCAGCACCTTCTTCGGCCAGATGCGATTGAAGGACGTTCACATCGGCCACGTTCATACCTACCAGCGCTCTCGCCAGGAGGCCATTCGCTCCAGCAAGCGTCATCTCGCAACCCGTCACGGCGATCGCCGGCTGAACACCGACGGCGCCAGCCGCATCAATCACGAACTCAGTTGCCTCGGCCAGGTCCTGCGCATGGCCGGGCTGTGGGAAGAGCTCAGAAAGTTCTATGAGCCCCTCCCGCTTCCGAAAGACTCCGCCGGCATGGCGCTCGCCGAGGAAGAGGAGCGCTATCTTTTCGAGGTCGCAAAGTCGCGGCCGCGCTGGATGGTGGCTTACTGCTGCGCGCTGATCTCACGCAACACCACTGCGGGGCCTGGTGAGATCCGGCACCTGCGGCTGGGCGACATCGAGTTGGATACGCCCGCGGGCAACTTCCTGCGCATAGAGGAGGGCGTGAAGAATGAGTTCCGAAAGCGCCCGGTTCCGCTTAACAATGACGCGCTCAAGGCGGTTCGCTTCCTTCTCGATCGCGCCACGCAACGCTTGGGCGCGTGGCGCCCGGAGCACTTCCTGCTCCCGCATCGCGCGCACGAGAAAGGCTCGCAACCGGACCCCACGCGCCCGATGGGAAGCTGGAAGAAGGCGCATTATGCCATGTGCGAGGAAGCGGGGAAGAAGTTCCCGCGCCTGGCGCATCTCCGCCTTTATGACTACCGGCACACCGCGGTCACCGATCTCCTCGAGGACCCTGCGGTGAGCTTTACAACCATAGAACACATGGCTGGACACCGGCTTAACTCGAACACCAAGCGGAAGTATGACCATTTGCGCAATTCCGCGTTGCGCGTGGCGGCTGACGTCCTCAACCGCAACCATGCCGGCGTGACCAGCGAGATCGAGCCACCGAGGCCGCGGCCGCGCGGTGTACGCGTTCAGGCGCTTGCGGTCCAGGCGAATGAGTTCTAG